TTACCAATTCCCATAAATTCCAATACTAGAGGGCATAGAACCACTACGAATACCAGTATCAACAAAACCGTAATGCGTGTTTGTACCACTGGATACTCGAACCCATGAACCTGAAGTGCTTCGTACATAATTAACACGCGTTGTCCAAGTCAGGCTGTTACCACTAGGCGGCGACCCTGTAGTTGCAATTTTTTGCCCAGCAGCAACCGAACCCCAACGTGATCCATCGACGCGGTAAACATTTGCAGTACGACGAACATCAAATACATTGTACAACGTACCTCCCAGTGTAACCGTACTTCTACGAAAACCTGCACTATAAGCATTACTTAAAAAAATTTCTTGGTACATTTTCATTTGCACCACTTACCCACTGACCACTTGCATTTCTAAAGAAAAAAATGGGAGTACCTTCCATCATATCCACTGTAAGAAAATAATTCATTAGGAAAAATCGTTCCAATTCTCGTAGTACTAAAAGCACGGTAAACTGGAACTTGTCTACCACTTCTATTAATGCAAATACTCATAGTAAAATTCACCTCATCAATTTTTTTATAAGTGGCTACATTCATCAAAAAAAATATCAATTACCCCTACATTTTGATATTTATTAGTGATGCGCACTTAAAAGTTCAACTTCACAATCGCGTTCTTAACCTAAGTTAATGTAAAACTGATTTTGTTTTTATATTTATGCTGTTCATATTCTCGTCCTCCTCTCTTATTCTCTAAGGAATTCTCCTCTTCCTCACTTATAAGGCGTGAACCTAAACAAAAAAACACGATCATACGTTCTTATTTTAGCAAAAAAAATTTTTAGCTTACATAAAACACTTGTTTTCCTTTTGTATGGCTATTGTCCTCACTTACATAGGAGACCGATCGGCTGCCTGTAATAGGCGAGCGCCTAAATTCAATCTGATGATACACTTTCTCCCGCTTATTTCTACGGGTGTGTTGATGATCCGTTAAGATCGGAAAGCACTCGTGAGCCATTTTATGACTATTACGATTACTCAGCTCTTCATGTAAACAAAGAGATGCCAGTTTCTCTAACATATAACTAGGAGGCACTTTCTCATGTTGGACGTAATAAGCTTCAATCAACTTCTCAATTTCTTTAAACCGTCCCGGTCTAGACATCGCCCCTGTCTTTGCGTGGATCTTTAAATCTTTCATACGATCTAGAAGGTATTGTTCTGTCATTTTAAATGCCTCCTCTATACCCTAAATCATGATGAGTCCAATAGAAAAAAAATATCTGCAATTCTTTCTGTTGAACGTTTTAGTAACTCTCTGACGTTTTGTTGAGCGATCCCCATTTTCTCTGCCGCCTCGACTTGGGTGTAATCACACATATAAACATAGTATAACGCGTCACGCTGACGCTTTGTTAAATCGGCTTGTTCTATAGCATCTTGTAGATCAATAAAGATGTCACAAGCTGCAAAATCATCGTGTAGTACCCTTGATTGAAGAGAATGGATATCTCTTAACAAATGTTGTACTTGTTTTGCAGATGACAGCATTCCATATTGTTCTTCTAATCGAATCGTAACCGCTTCTCGACTTACCTTTTTCATGTTTGTCTCTCCCTTTACCTATTGAAAAACTAGATAAAATGTCGGTATAGCCGTAACAATCCATAAAATATAGAATGCTATTTTGTTTTCAATTTTATTAACTAATGCACCTAATGTGATAAAAAAAGAATAACGTAATTTGACAAATTAAAGCGAGTAAAAAAAACATATTGATCCCTCCATTACATCATTGTTCTTACAAAAAAACCTTTGAACAACACTATAAAGAGAAGCCAATTAAAAAAAATCAAAAACCACCGCACATTTGTATGTGCAGTGGCTTATTAAATTAAAAATGTTTATCATTATATGTGTCTACCTCTGCTGGCGTAAGCAAACGTGTTGCTTTTCCAATCGTTCCTCCCCATAGTCCCCAAACGAAGTTATGGTCTTCAACAGCTTGACTAAAATCCCCTTCATGCCACCTTAATAAAATTTGCTCATAGCGGCTACCATGGGTAAACTCATCTGCTCTTACAGTAGCAATGTCAAGCAACCATTCAATTCGCTCTTCTGTCAGCTGGATTTTTCCCCACTTTTGCTCTGCTTCTACAAGTCCGTGGGACATGTAATGAATCGCCTCTTGCATCGCTCGCTCTGACAGATCTTTAGGAAATAAATCATGTAAATCTTCATCAATAGAAGCAGTAAGCACGAGTTCTTCTGTTTGAACGTCACTTTCACCTGAATGATTATTCGTGTCGTCCCCACTATCGCTGCCATGTTGCTCCTCTGATGAAGCCATACGCTCAAGAGCATTCTGCCCAAAATAAAAGCCTCCAAAACCAATAAGTCCCATCACACCTACTATAGAAAGGAAAATGATAAATTTCTTCATCCAAAACAACCCCTCAAACAAGTCACCATTCTTTCTGACTACGTAATTATCCCTATCACATGCAGTCTATCATAGTTTTGTCTCATTGTAAGCAGATTGTTAATAATTTTTTTGTAATTTTAAAATTTATGCCGCTTGTCGTAGGAAGAACGAAAAATTAGGTATACTTTATCTCTTGAAAAGCACGTCATAAAAGTGACATTCGTTCGGATGTATTTTTCTAAACGTACGATTCGTCGCGTACGCTTTTTCAGGCGTGATTGTGAGCATAAACAAAAAAAATCAGCCTCTAGTAATTACTAGAAAGACTGATAGATCAAGCATTTTCTGCTAAAATCACGATACCGGTGGTCGGGGTCGAACCGACACTCCAAAGGAACACGATTTTGAGTCGTGCGCGTCTGCCAATTCCGCCACACCGGCATAACAACGTTGATATGATGCTGTTTTTCTATTATAGAGTATACACAAGATCTTTTTATACGCGCAAGATCTCGTTAAATTTAGTATAAAACGTGAGGTTTTAAAAAAAAGATTAATTATTGCGCGTGTGAATAGTGCGCCACTAGTAAGTGAAAATTTAACACTTTGTATACAATCTGTCAATCTATATTTGTCTTAACCTTAGAGATTAGCTTTAAAAATATAAAATCTAATTTATTAAAAAATATCAAATTATGCTAACACACAAAGAAAAAAAGCGAAACAATCTTTTTATTTCCCTTCGCAAGAAAAATTCGATGTATTGATTTATATTAAAGTTAGTTATACCATATATAGTAAATATAGGAAAACGAGGTGCTTGTTATAGATCAACATACAAAATCAGTAGATTCTTTTGGTTTAGCATTAGCTATAACCTTTTTATTATTTGGTTTAATACTTTTTGTAGGTAATAGAATTTTTGGAACAGCTCCTTTTATGTTTGAGTTATTGGGTATAATACTTTTTCTTATAGGACTAGCTGGTTTGGGGTTCGAGACCAATAAAAGTGATAATGATTTTAGCGTCAAGTTATGTATAGGTTTAGGAATGGGAGTAGCATCCGCTTATATAATTTCTTACAACTTTGCTTTTAGTTTTTTTCCTATACCTACCATTAGCGTTTATCGGCACAGTTTTAATACTTGAATCATTTATAGGAACATTGAGACATAGAAATGAAAAAATTAAATCAAAAAAACTTGAAATATTAAAAGGTTCATTAGAATTTTTAGGGTTGCTTCCGCCACTTTACACACTGATTGAGTTTATCGTTCGAATTGCTGGAAATTAATAGAGTATGTTTTCATTGAATGACTCAGCAAAGGGGTTATTTCACAATAGCTTTCAGATACTCCTATTAATGAACTTACACACAAAGGAGTTTTGTTAAATGAAATACGGTGTTTCAAAATTTATCTCCGTTCTCGGTAACGGCATAATTGGAATAAGTGCATTAGTTGGAATAATAATTTGCTTCCAAGACCCTTACGATTTTACTCTTTTCTCCCCTATTACATTAGGAATTGCTACATTAATTTCTGGTGCTATAACTGGTTCATTATTCCTCGGATTATCTGAAATAATAGACTTATTAGAGGATATAAAAAGTAATAGTCAAAAATCAAGTAACATTATCGATAGAATGGACAATTTTCAAAGAAAGAGTACAAACGCTTAAAATTTAATAAACATGCACTTAAATAATTTTATGATCAAAGTGTTTTCAATTTAAGTTGGATAATTCTATGAAGAAAATTTAATTTGGTATAGTTTGGTGTCTTATTTTTATATACTTATATTGAACCACTCCCTCTGATGCAAGGATTGCATTTAATTATGCTTGCTCGTTTAAGTTTTAGATGACTAAGTCTAGCAAGTTAGATGACGGAATTTGAAATAGCTTAAATTACTATGATTAACAGGAGGCGATGCTATGAAACATTTATCAGCTGAACAGGAAGCAAGAGGTCCTGCGAACGTACGCAAGCTTTTCAACTCCAACAAGCCACGGAAAGAACGTCCGGACTTTCAACTACCGGTTATAAATGAAGACGAGCAGACTTATATTAATATCTACGGTCGCACAAACATTAAAAGAAAAGAAAAAGCTAGAGCCCAATTAATGAGCTCCAGCTTTTTCTTTTCTTGTTTAAGCCAAATTCTTTGCGCATTTTATTAAGCAGTTTTCTATCTGCTTTTGTATATTTAGCTGCATATTCCATTCCAACATCGGTGTACAAATCAAATAGTGGCCGGTCTTTTTTTTGAGGTGTTAGCTATACGATTTTTCTCTGCAAGCACACCTTTTCTGCTTAAGTTTTTCATCTACTCACCTCTATCAGACTATTATGCAGCGTCTCCTAAAAATAGAAGTTAATAATCTGAAGGTGATAAGTGAGACAGCTGCATCAGCAAGTCTTGGCGATTGTAAACATAAAAAAAGTAATAAGAAAATTAGAAGTCAATTTAACCGCTTATTTCCTCAAGGTACCGCGTTAGAACCCAACCTTCAATCAGGTTTCCACTATCGTTATAGAAGCCAATTTTACTCCAGTTTCTCTTTTTCTCAGCGATTAGAACTACGTCCCCTTCTTCCACATAACCAATTACTCTTGATTTTTTTCTTGTCTCCATCTCTTACAAGCATCTCGTGAGAGACAATTTTAGCTTGTCCATCGATTAAAGAATCAGCACTTCCAATACTAATAAATTCTTCAAATTCAGCTTGAATGCTTTCAATTTGTATAACATCTTCTTGGCTATCAGTCGAGGTTGACATTATTAGAGTGATTATAGCACCCAGCATACCAGAAACAATTCGCTTTACTTGATTGAGCAATTGAAATGTACTTAGCGTTTTTACAAATTTAGATTCATTTAATGCTTCAATCTTCTTTAAAGCTTGATTAATAAAATCTCCAATATTAGCGAATTCTTTTATATTGCCTATTATTTCAAAAACTAGCTCTTGAATGTACTCTTTAGAAATGTATTCATTATGCTTTTTCCGCTCTTCGTAATAACTGGAGATAATATCTAAATTGACATCCTTTATTAAGCTTGTGTGTGCTTTATTCATTTCAATTACTGTAGCTTTCATTGATTGAATGAAGGCCTCATGAGGGCTAAAATCTAATGAAGAATAAAACGATGCTATACTATCTATAAGGTATTGGTTTACTGAAGGGACTGAAGATATAGAATTAGCCATATCTTTAGTAAGTTGTTGAATTACTGAAATTTGACTTTCTAAATAATCTAGATTTTGTTCATTTATTGCCGTTACTATGCTCATTAATGCAGGAGTAACGACTGCAGGACTAGAGATTGATATTATTGAGCGTCTGATTCGATTCCAATTATCAGCAACCTTATCTAAATCGATTTCCCCATTTGGACTCAAAAGCTCATCGTTCGTACTAGTCGTCAAATCAATAACTATTTTATTATCCATGGTCATAGAGCTATCCTCCTCCCTTTCATAATCCTGGAATTAAGGGCTTATTAAGTACTTATATTGTACCCATCCCTCCGAAAAAAGACCTTCTTCGTCGTGAAAGGTTACATATGCCCACTCACCTTTTACTTCAGATATTAATAAGTGACCTCCCTCTTTTACGGTGCCACTAATCTCAGCCTTTGAATTGTCTTCGTTTCTCACTACTAATTCTACAGGTGTAAAAAAAAGCTTGTTGCTCCACTTGCTCTACAACCTCAGCGCCTAGCAGTTCTTCATAACAAACTTTAATTTGCTCAGAGGCATCAGGTGGTGCATCTGGCGGCACAGAGAGTATTGCAACCATAAGCGCGCCTCTTATTAATTCATATACTTTATCAATAATTTTTCCAATATGGTATTCTATTAAATATTTTATTATTGCCGGAACATTTACAAGACTTTTTACCTTTAATAAAGCTTTCCTTCTAAGTTCATTTATATTGTCAGCTATTGCTACACTCTGGAATATCTCCTTGATTTTCTTATGAAGGTATTCCTTTGATGAATAACTACTTTCTAACAAGTCTTGTCCATCTTTATAATGCTTCAGAAAAGTTTCAATTGAATTTTTATCAATGAGATCTTTAAAATGAAAATCATTAATGATACGGGACAAGTTTGTTTCAATTCTAGGAACTCTGACATTTATATTGCTACTAATTTCAGAATAACTTTTAGGTAATAAATGCGAAACATTAGGAAGTGAATTCGCGACAGTCGCACTAAAAGATGAAATATTATTAAATCTCACTGTATAAGGCTGACTATCAGCATGATGAGGAAAAAGACTAGTAAACCTCTGCTTTAAGTTGATATTCCATGTGCTACCTAGACCTCTATTCGGCTCAAGGTTTTCATAAAGAGGAGATACACCTTTAAGAAAACCATGTGTAAGATTACTATCCCAAACACTTCCTATATCTAAGCCATTCAATCGTTCAAATTTATTATAAGACAATTTTTTTTCTATTCCATGATGGTAGTTTCATAGCATCAACTAAATTATCGGCAACGAATAAATTGTGTGAATTGTTCTGCCAGCCAATGTTTAATTTCTTTTTATTAGCTTCTCGCATTATTGAATCTATTTTTATAAAATGAGGCTCAAATCGATTGGGGTCTAACCTTTTCTCCATTCTCTTTTTTCTATTTAAATGTCTCATGAAATTGTAATTACTTTTTCCAAAATTCTCATTCATATCATAACTCCTATTTCTACATATTTTTCCTGCGCTTATCTCTCATAGTAGTTTTCATTATATAGTACATTTATTTAGATGGTTATTTTTACGTAATTAATATCATAAAGTTTCTAATTGACATAGTTTTATTTATTCAGAAATCTAACAACGAGAAATTTTCAGCTTATTTTACAGTAAATATATCTATCATCGCTTGATACTTGCAATTAGAGTTGCATTAGAGCAACAACTTGACTTCTTTAATAGTTCTATTTTATTGGTAAGCTTAAAAAAACGATATGAGAATTTTTTTTCACCTCTATATCAAAGAAGTGTTAGCAAACTTAGGTCAAATAGCTTCTACTTAAAGATTTAACGATAAAATCAAACTAGAATAACGGATAAAAAGAGAACTGTCCTGTAAGGTAGTTCTCTTCTCTGTGCACTGATTAAAATTAACAACTATCTTAGAAATTTTTGAATAGGAACATTAGCTTTTAACTATTTATATGTAAAGATCCTTTTTCAATTTTAGTTATTTCATCATCATGTTGAACAATATCTCTCAAATTTATTTCATAATTATTATATACTTGATTTAATATTAATTGAACAAATTTTACTAGAGTAAGGTTTCTATTCATTGGAATTCTACAATCTTTTAAATTAGAGATTACAAAATGAGATCTAGAGTGAACTAATTCTGTATGATTATCAGGGTCATAATCGACTCTCAACAAAATAGGAATTCCTGTCTCCTCATCAAACCAACCGTTACCTTCTACTTCTGAGACATCGCCTTCAAGTTCCTGTAATTCTTCCAAAGTTTTTACAGTTGAACTCTTCTTTATGAATTGCATTCTCTGCTTAATAATTTTATTATCTCTTATTTTATATTCTACTTGTAGAATACTCTTATCATAAAATAACAATGAAAATTGTTGATGTCTAAGGAGAATTTGAATAATTGTTTCTATGCCCAAACTCAAATCAAAAGTTATATTCGCTTCTGGACTCCTATTACTCCAAGTTAATTCGAAATCATTCTTACCAGTAACTTTATGACTAAACGCTCTATGTTCTAAGATATATCCATTTTTGTAAAGTTCAGTATAGATCATTTCGAATTCACTTTTAAGCAACCTCAGTAAGTTTTTTTTACTCATTTTTTATACCCGCTTAATTTATTCATCTTTTTTTACGTCCTTGAATCTAGCCATTATTTCGTTAAATTGTTCGCTACTCAGACTGCCTAGTAATCTTTCCATATTATCGATTTGTACAACTTGCTCTTTCTTAATATCGATATTTGTAGTTCTAATCTTCTTTTTCTCATGTTCTGTAGGATAGCTTTTAAAAAGCAATGAATAATTTTTATTTTTCACTTCATTAAACTCATCCATTAAGGTGGTCATTTTCGCCCCAAATCCGATAATATTTACCCATCCCTTACTTCTTGTAATTGCTGTAAAAATCTCATTTCGTGCTTTTATTGGAGATAGCTTATTCATACTTTCTTGACTATTAATTATATAAACTACAAAAGTTTCATTCCCCTTAGCTCTATTAATACTACTATAGACAATTGAATCTTCTCGAGTGAAATCCTCGGGATGTAGTGTTCCAGCTAAATGTACATTAATATTACAAAAATCCTCTTGCACCTTTAACTCGTTCATTAAGACTTTCAAATTTTGATAATTATCCTTATGATACAAAGTATCCATATCAATTATCATAATTTCCTTAATTGGCACCATTTCTTCTTTCAAATCGGTTGAAATTAATTTAAATAACTCAATATATTGATCATTTTTTTTGTTCTACATGATAAATATTGACTAAAGACCCCAAATCAGTATTTAAATAATCTGGACTAGTTTCTTTAGTTCTATAAAGTAAGATCTCTTGTTTCTCTTCAACTACCTTATCACTTGTATACCCTATAACATCCCACATAACATTGGACTCAGGGATTTGTACTAAATTCTCATTTTGATTTTCCAGATCCTTATATACACCCATTCCAATAGCATGGGCTGTGACAATAACACTACTTTGATTACGGTAAGAAACTTTTAGTGGCGTGTCTATTGCAATTTCTGTATTAAAAATTTTATTTGGTAATGGCATAGCTTCTTCATTTAGCTTTTGTAATTCATCGTATGCATAAACTAAACGTTTGTTTTTATCTAATGAGTTTAGACAAAGTTGAAAAAAGGGAATAGGAAAATCTTGAGCTTCATCGATAAGAATGCAATCAAAAATTTTCTTAAATTCACTTACTTCTTTTAAAACTTTATTACAGGCTCCACTAAAAGCTAGATTACGACCAAACCTAACTGTAGCTTGACCTAAATTAAGGTGTTCAATGTTATAAAATTTACAAATATTGTAATAAAAACCAGGTGAAGATACCCCACCCCAACCATGCATTATAATCAAATTGTCATAATTAGGTCTTTGATTATTATTTTTCTTTCTATAGAGTCTATCAATTAGACTCTCTAACATTGGTTGGACAGACCTCGTATTATATGTGACAACAATTTTCCATTCAGGGTGTGCTGTATGAAGCTCGACTGCTTTTCTCGCAAGAACTATCGTTTTACCACTACCAGCCATCCCCCTTATTCTTTGTATACCAACAGGATCAGCAAGTATTGCTTCCATTTGCCTAGTATCATGTGTTTCAATAATGTTATTCATCTTAGAAATTAATTCTGACTTTGTATCTTCTTTATAATCAATGTCTTCCCTCTTACCCAGACCGTAAGCATCCTGTATTGCAGAATTTATCTTTTGTATTAAATCTAAATCTAAATCTTCCGTAAGATACTTTTCGCAATACTTCTCTAACTCTTTCTCGTCTTTAACCACATGTTCGTTTCGATCTGAAGTACCACTAGAAGCACTGCAAATTGAAACTACATTTAAATTAAATAATAAATCCCTTCTGCGTCGTAAAAAAATTAAATGTCTTTAGCTTAACTTCAATCTTATTATATAAATTATCTTGAACAGCCATAAAATCAACTAAATATTTTTGCGAAATATGAATTACTAGCACACCTTTGTTAGAAATTAATACAGAATCAACTTTAAGAGGCTCCTCTGAGAACATATCATTATATATTGGGTAACCAGCATAAAGAAACCCCTCATACTTATCCTTCACGTTCTCAAAAAAAACTTTCTATAACTTCTTGACTTTCTCGATTTTCAATTTTCCCTATTTTCTGTAACATTATTTTCTCCTCAAATCACCATTTGTAGGAATTAGTATATACGAAATTCATTTTACAGAAGTGTCTATACTAAGTATCCTTTGTATATTAATTATAATCTGAAACGAAGTGATTTTAAACAAAAATTACAAAAAGCAACTCAACTTGACTCGCCTTTTTATAGAGTTTTAGATTTCTTGAATGAAGAATTTCTTGATTCACCTAAGCAATCTTTCTTAACTTTAAAATGTTGGGACGAGAAAAAAAGGAAAATTTACTGTTGTAATATGGTTAAATTTTTTGAATGATTTATTATTCGTACATTATTTTTCTTTAATCATTTCTCGTTCATATAATTTAAGTGTTAATTAGTTTTTTTACTGTCCGAGATACTTTCAATGGATAAAAAGATAAAAGGGGTGGTTAGTTAAAACCACCCCTTTTGTCTCTTATTTAGCATCAGTTATACTGCTACGTTTTAAAAACTTAACGAACAGTGGAATTACTAATAGAATCGATATATAAATCATTATTATATTAGGAACTAACTGAACGAATGCGCTGTTAACGACGTATAACGCTATAGCCAAGACAAATAAAGTAAGGTGTACCAAATCCCATGCTCTATTCTTAAAAAGAGGAACTCCCTTTTGTTTTATAGCAATTGTAATAAATACGCCAATCATGAGGATAATAAACGCCATAACGTCCCACTCCTTTAATTATAAAAGCTTATTGAGGAAATACACCAGTTGGGACAGCAGCATATGCTAATCCAGTAAATCTTATTCTAACCCCATTGCCTTCATGTTCATCTTGGATCATTTGTCCTAAACCAGCTAATCCTCCACCAATTGCTCCACCAATCGCACTTGCAAGCTGTGTGGGTGGGACTGGTATATATCTTGCAATTATTGATAGGCCTACTGCTGAACCACCAGACGTTTTTAGGCTTTGGTAAAGCGTTCTAGTTTCGTTGGCATTAAAGAATACATTATAGCCCCACCAGTATACATCAACACCACTCCGATTAGACATAACGCTTATTTCATCAGTAATACTTACTGAAAAGTCGCTATTAATTGTTGCTTCTCCATTAATTACTTGTTCATTTAAATAATCAATCCATTCTTCTATACCCTCTGTAACCTGTAAAGGTATATCTAATTCAGTATATGTTGGATCGATTTCTAGTGTACCTTCATCTGTCAATGTAAGGTATTCTTCTAATTGCTCAATGTAACCATCCATGTTAGCTTCGATTTCTTCAAAATCGTCGCCTTGCTGTGCAAATGCATTATTGGAAAATGCAACGAGAAATACGCCTAAAGCTATAGCCGTACCCCAAAAGTGTTTGAGTTTCAAATCGATTCTCTCCCTTTTTTTGGTTTTTTGGTACAAATAAAGGCTAACATACAAATTTTCTTTACTTCAATAATTTTAAAAGTATTAAGTTATAAAAGATCAAAAAAATTTACATTATTATACTTTTTTTTCGATTTAAGTAAACCTTTTATAATGCTTCAAATTATACAAAGTAAGATAATAGATATAATTATAATTATTAGAGATTAATTTAGATCTTTTACTTTATAATGTTTTGCTTAAGTTCAAATAAAAATTCGGATATTATCAATAGTAAAAAAGGGGTATGTATGCTTTTTAAAAATGCATAAACCCCTCTCGTAACTTCATTTTAAATTAAAAGTGAGCTAAAATTTATTCTCTAGTTCAAGTTGTGTTCTATTGGATTTAATTCTCATAAATTATTATACGTCTTTCATATTTCTCTTTATATACTTCTTTAAATAATTACGTTTTGTAATTTTTATTCCAAACAAGCGCAACCAGCTATTTTTCTTTTCAATTTGCTCTTTATCCTTATCCCATTGATTATTTGCCTTCTCAAGAAGGTTTATAAATTCAAAAATTATGTTTACGTGTCTGCTTTCTGGAATATCTTTTTCTTTTTTTAATTTGAGGATTGTCTATTTGTTGTAATTTGGCATCAGAAAGAACTTCTTCATATGTCCTTACTTTACAATTTTCCACCAATAATTTTAAGTCATTATCCATTTTTTTCAGAGGTTGTGCTCTTCCTTCTTTCCAATAGGTAAAGAACTATTTCTATTTCCATTTGTGTGTATACTCTAGAACCTTTTTGATCTTTATATGCATAATGTATTTTCTTATCTTCTAATATTTTTATCCACTCTATCATTGTAGATCCTTTTTTTAATTGGAAAAATAGATCTTTTCTTCGCTTCTATATAGGCAGCTTTTACAAATTGATGTTTATCAAAAATTTTCATACTATCAACTCCTAACATATGCATAGGAGTTTATAACAGGTTATGCTAAATCTTTATTAGAAATTTTTAGCAATTTTTTTCATATAAATTAAAAACAATATATACATAGCCACTCTCTATATAAATAATCCTCAAATGTTTGTGTTAAGTAAGATCAAAAAAATTAAATTTCAAAATGTGATCAAAATTTGAATTATTTCTTGCAGTGCAATATAAGCAAACCGACCTTACTAAAATCAATGTGCTCAACCTTATATATATATAATCCAAAATTAAAAGTGTTACCTATTTTTATTCTACGTGTTTCAATATAATCTCGAAGCGTAATTTTTAATTCTGATACAGGTGCTTTTAATTGCATTCCCTCCACAGAATAAAATAAGTCACTTACTATACAATGCTCTTTAATTGAAACGATATTTTCACTATAAATAGGTCTGCCTAACGAATCTTCACCAATATGTTTCTTTTCTGCTCCTAAGTTAATATCAACTACATGAGGCATATGTTGAAGAACACTTTTGTATAGATGGCCGGAACTTGTAGCTATTTCATTACTTACAAGCCAAGCTTTCTCTCTCCAAGTAATTATATCTCCTTGTTTAATCTGAAAATCAGTTGTAATTTTCCGTGTATCTAATCCGTTATTTCTTGGTTTATATGATGTAATTAACGCTTGAGTTTTAATACCATTTATCAGCACTAACTCACTAGCTTCTTTCAATAAAAATTCCAAATCATTAGTTACACTTTTTAATAAAGAATAATGGGACATTAAATCACCTCAGTTAAAGAACATATATGAAACAGAAGATTGCTGATTATTCCGACTATCTTCAGCAATCTGTAATTCATGAATATCTTGCTTTAATTGTTTAATTCGATTTTGAAGGTTCACAGAAAAGTTTGATACTGTTAAATCCTCATCTAATTTATAGTTTTTCATTAACGATGGTTTGTTTGCGATAGATTCAAGAATACTCAACGTAGCTTTCTTTATGCCAAATTGCATATCTGCTTTATAATCTTGACCAGCTTCAAGTCCTGCTTCAATTAAATAAATGTGTATTTCGTCATCATCTATAGAGACATCCTCTCCAATTGCCATTTTTAATCGTTTTTCAATTGTAATCACTTTTACACTTCCTAATTATTTTATTTTAAAACCAGCCGTCTTGAGATCCAACATTAAGGCATGTGACAAAGCACCCGTGTTCCGTAATTCTTCTCTTGTATTAGCTATAAATGGACGAGGAATACCATCATACGGAAATTCAAATTGATAGCCCTGTCCTGATTCTACAATCTGAGCAACATATCGATTTTTATCGTTGTCATCATATCTATTAGATAAGACAGCAATGCCTCTTGCTCGATTTTTAACAATCCATTCCTCCTTTAATTTACCTGTACGAGTGTAGATTCGCGGGTCATACTGATCATACACATCTTCTTGTACTCGTTTTTGTACAGTTTTTATTACATCTTTGGCGACATAGCTGTTTTCCTTCTGCATAGCTAACCTTGCTTGTTTTTGAATATAAATTGATAGTTCTTTTGTGTTCTTGAATGTGATCATGTTATCCTCCAATAAAAAAAACACCTTAGACGGTGTCATTAGGAATTATAATTAGTAATAATAATCTTCGCTGAAATATATGGTTATCTCTTCATCATTATTTACATGGATTACACTTATATTTTTGGCAATAATATCATTATCACTAGAATCTATTCTATTCTCGTATTCAATATCTATCACTAACTGAACTGAAACCATTACTTCGGAATCTATGTTTATTTCAACAGTTGGTACATATAAATATTTACCATCTTCTTTATCATAAATACCATTATCGTAATCATTAATCGAGGCATTTCCAGTAATTGCAAGAGCGACTTCCAAATTAACTATTGCACGTAATTCTCTCTTATCATTTTCTATTTCTAATTCTAATAAATCATATTCTATATCATCATATTTCTTTAGATTAATCTCATCTATTGTAAGATTTGAAACATCATCACCTTGATCAGTAACATAATGAGACATATTTGAGCAATAATCAGCAATCTTTTCAATAATTAAATCTTCCTCATTATTAATAAAATCATCAATAAGTGAAGAGCCTTTTTTTCTGTGCATTAACTTCACCTATTAATTTTTCTAAACTTTTAATATTACTTAGATAGATTTGATTTATTTTACAATAAGCTTCAAAATCTTCGTCATTAGATATTAAATAAACCCTCTCTTTATTGTTTTTTTGCCCAAATTTCCACAGCTTTTAGATTAAATGAATCTCTAAACTCATTCGGCTTAGCATTACTAAATGGCGCTGTTAAACTAAAGAAATCTTTAAATACAAGTTCTGGCTTGACAAGGTTAACATCTAAGATTATTGGCTTAATTTTTCCTATAAATTCCTCAAATTTTTTTCAAGAAAACCTCGTTTAGTGTTTCTAAAGATAAGTGTTGATCAAAAAAAATTCCTTATAAATTTTTTTCTGTTTTGATTAATTTTGGTTTAAAATCCTTAATTTCACCTTTAAGTTTGTCTTTAATTTTTTTTTTTACTTCAGAATTAGAAACAGACGTCGTCAATACTCTAATTTGATTATTCTCAACCATATCAATTAGACTAATAAAAATCGCATTATTAAAATCAAATTGTTTTTGCATGTATATATTAGTGTCAATAAAAATATACCGCATAGTTATTTCCCCTTTTAAATCTATTTGTGAGCGTGTAAATAGGTATACTACTGCAAATTTTACCATTTAGGGGGTCTTATAAACAAGATATATTGATTTAATGTTTAATAGACTTATATTGACTTGATATTATTAAAGGTTAATTATAGGAAAGCTTACTAATTATAATAAAAAACAACTTCGCATAACTTCACTTATGCGAAACTAATACTATACTTATGCGAAGTAAAAAGGTATAATTTAGGTAAATAATATAGGTTTCATAGACGTTTTTATAAGAACTTAACTTCGCATAACTATTTTATAATATGGAGTGATGTAGAATGAACAGTGTCCAACTACATAATAATGAGCTGATCGAAGAATTTGTTTTTCAGCTTAGGAAATCAGAGAACACAAAATCAAATTATAAACGTGATCTCCAGGTGTTCGGTAGGTATCTTTCCAACTCTGATCTAAGCCTAGATAAGCTCACACAACCCACAGTACAAATGTTTATCCAAGGCTTAGAGGCTGGTACAGTGGTAGGTGCTACGGGTAAGGTGTTGGGCTCAACAACAATTAACCGCATCTTTGCCTCAATCCGCTCGTATTGCGACTACACCAACCAACACGAAGCAATACAAGACATAGTGATCAACAAGACACAATCTATATCACAACAAGACTCTAAAGCTGTTGCTACTAAAGACATTGACTCAATTCGATTACGCATTGCCAACAGCCGCAAACCTTCTACCCAACGCGACTTAGCTATGTTTGACATGCTACGCTCAACTGGTATACGTGTATCAGAGTTGGTTATGCTGAAGCTTGATGACATTGAATACAACAAAAAAAAGCAAAGTATATTACATCAGCATCCGCACCAGTAAAGGAAAAGTAAGCCGAACTGTACCTATTCCTAAAGCAAACTTTCAATACATTCAACGCTACATGGACACAAGAACAGACGATTGTGATAGCTTATTTGTGAGTCAAAGACTTAAGCAACTGACTACTCGAAGCGTACAGCTATTGCTCAAAGAATACGATATAACTCCACACATGTTACGTCATAGTTTTTGTTCAGCGCTGGCTAGAAGTGGCACTGATTTAACAACAGTCGCTGCTCTTGCTGGGCATAATAGTCTAGAAACTACAAGAAGGTATACAAACCCAACAGCGGAAGAAAAAGCTGCTGCAGTAGCGAAAGCACTCTCATATAATTTGTGAGGATGCTTTCTTTTTTATGTTAATAGATCTGATAATTCTGTTTATAAACGGTATAAATTAACTGATTATTCAGCTCATAAATAACTACTTATCATGAAATATAATTTTTTTTATTTAGGGTAACATGCGTGCGTAAGTGGCAATATCCTCTCACTTGTCAACCTACTGGTACATTAACGTTTCTACTAAACTCCGTTTACACAAGACTATATATTTAACTATTTACCTTCAACTTCTCCCTTACCTGTTTGTTCCCTCTCACTCTTCTCTGCTCTTATCCTCTCCATTTCAACCTTCTTATTAGTCACGTATGGGTTTTGCTCAACCATCGACTCTACACTCATTGCACCAGTATCATAAAATATCTTCATATTCTCTGCTTGTTCTTTATAATTATTAGGTTCCTTTGTTTGGAAAATGGTCTTTAATGACTCAAACTCATCGTCTGTATATTTCTTACCCATCTTATCTAATATACTTCTTATTGCTTTGTGACGCTGATTAAACCCATTCTTTAGTATGCGAATATTCTCTGCTGCTTTAATGTCAGCCAATTTATAAAACTGTCGTATTGTTTCTTCCGAGATATTATCTGCTTTCGCTGTTCCTAGCGCAATAATGGGAATTAAACCAGCTTCAGAGATACGTTCCTTTAATTCTGTAAGCTCCTCTTTAACTGCAGTTGTATTCAGTGGGTTACTTATAAACTGTGCATCTCCGTTATCATCTAGAGCTATCACATTACCATTTGAATCTTTACTCATTTGTAAAGGCTTGTCCATAGTTTGTCCTTTAGTTATTAGCAATCCACTGAGGAATTTATACACAGCATCGCTGTTCTTACTCAATTGCGCTTCATACTCATCAACTAAGTTTTTAATTTTATCAACGTCTACTTCTAATTTGCCATCTTCCGTATAAGAATCAAGCTTATACTCATATGGAAGCATTCCAGAAGCATTTGCCCTTTGATCTAGCCTCTTTAAATTGCTTGATTCTTTCTTTCGTACATAACTCTCAACATAATCGGGGTAGTAAACATCATAGTAGGTACTCCCTTCAAAATGATAAGAGTAAACGAAGGCCTCCATTTCATTAAACCGATTATAATAGGGAAACGAATTCTCAGGTAAAAGAATATGAGGTTTCAGCACTCCATCTTGACTATAACAGTACTCATAAACTTCTCCGTGACGTTGTAAGATATATGTAACTCTAGTATTTGCACCATGAAAGTTACCTCTTTCATAAACCTTTGCATAGTCATGAGCTATGTTCTCTTCTCCAGAAATCCTTACATTCTTATCGTACAAATAATTGGTGTGAAATTTTGTTATGGTATTAGGATAATCTGTAATTAATTTCTTAGCTTCAATCAATTTACCATTAAAAACCTCATCTGATTTATTCTTAATCTTATGATTACCAGCAAGATAGTTATTTCTATTAATGATTGTGGATCGTTTGTTTACATTCTTAGATGACTCTACATATTCTACAAACCAATCATGTTTATCAAAAGTTGTTTTTTGGCTCTCCCTCATAGGAAACAGTCTCATTAATACCATTCCTCCAACTCTAAATCATATTCTCGATCTGGATGCTTTACATACCAAACACTTTTTCTCTTCCATTGTAATAAAGCTTGAATAGCTAACCCCATCGAAATAACGAGATCATCGTGGTTATTTACACCTTTTTTGTTGCCCATTTTCCCTTCTATGTTCATGAAAATAGACATCTCATTTAAAGTTTCTTCATTTTTAATTAGGATTAAATCTCTTTCAAAGTGCTCTTTGAACTGTAATATCAAAGTATGTTTTGAATCTCGATCCATATAGAAACCAATTCGCGTTTTAGACTTTCCACCCTTGCCATAAGCTTTGAATTTGATCATATTCATATACTTGAGCTCTTGCCTTACCTTCTCAACAATTGGCGTTCCTATACCATTATTCTCGATTGCGATTAATGCATAGTTATACCACCTACATAGATCAACAATAATTTCTGAAAATTTATGTACTGGTATCTTGTTATCTGCGAAAGTGGCTGCTTCCTCCCCATTTACATCTAAAATTGTTATCGTTGAATTATCAGCACCTCGACCTAAAGCTGAATCAATTCCTGCAAAATATTTCATTCTCCTATATTTACCTTGATCATTCTTTACTAGCTTACTAGGCATATTATAGATATTTAATGACTTCCCTACATATCTACGTAAAGAATTAGGAATATCAGAAGTTAACACTTCAAGGTTTGAGATCTTCTCATGTTTATTTTCCAACGCTTCCATTATTTTTCCTGCGTCAAACATGGCCACAGAGCTTGTAGAAAAAGCTTCTAAAGGTGTACTTGGAAACTCTCGTTTGAATTTTTCTTCTGATATAGCATTGATCTGATAACGCCTATACATTAAATGTCTTAAACTAGCATTAAAAGGTTTGTTCTGTAGGATAATTTCATCTTCTGTTAATTCATCCATAGATAGTCTTTTACCCCTATTAGAACGCTTATACCATTGCTCTGCCTCGTCATAAGCGTATTTAAATTGTTTTAAATAACCTTTTGATAGCCACGAATAAAAAAACGGCTTCCATACAGAACCTGAATTTTTGTTTTTCCAAGCCTTCATGAACAATTCATAAAAATAGTTATGTCCCATCGCTGTAGACTCGATAATAATTTTTGCATCACTATTCTTGGCTAATGCTGGGTTAGCTGTTGCTAACAATTCTTGTTGATTTTCATCACCTTCTTTAAACTTTGCAAACTCAGAGAAATGAATCATTTCAAACGTATATCCAGAAATACTATCCCCACCGCTTGCAGTTGCAATTATAATTCGACTACCGTTAGACAGCTCAAATTCACCACGATTATCTTTAACAACCTTTGGAAAAATACCGTATTCTGCAAACTCTTTGTGAGGTAAATTTTTATAGCTAAACTTTAAATCTTTAAAGATTTTCTTCGATAACTCACTATTATGAGACACAATTATGTAGGCGGTATTTGGATGTCTAATTGCGCTATATAACATTTTGCACCTGGAATACGTTGTAAATCCAAGTTGTCGAGCTTTCAAAATTATATTAAACCGACCTGCTCCCTTATCAAATTCCTTTTGCTCGTCATTCATAATAAATGGGACTACTTTTTTATCGTTTGTTGTTATTTTAATAAAGTTCTCTGCAAAGCTTTCGAAATCATCCATGACATATTATAATTCTTCTGGTAAGTTTTCAAACTCCATTTACGCTTCCTCTTTTTTTTACGATGTATCTTCAAGTTAGAAACCGCCTTATCTTTTTTTTATCCTGCTTTCCAAAACCCAATTGTTTTCTAGCATCGTCAGCAGCCTCTGACACAGCCTTACCAAGATTTATCCATCTATTGAGGTTTTCTATAGCCTCTTTATCCATGTTCATTTCAATTTGTTCATACGCTTTCTCTAGCATCTTCGAGTAATTTGATTCCATATAAATTTTATATAATGCCTGATACTCAACTGTTCTTTCCCACCTTATAAAAGCTCATAGTTGAAACAGTTCTAGTTTTTAAGAACTCATCATCACCTTGTCTTTTAGATTTAATGTGAAAATTAAGGCCATGCTTATATTTAAAGTAAGCAACTTTATCTTGAAAAGACGCATTTGCAACATGCTTCTTACTAAGTGCTTTTAACACATCATCAATATTCAATTAGCTCACCTTCTTTTGCATCGATATAGTATCTATACTTTTCGACTGTTTCCTTTTTTAAAGTACACTTGTTTCTTTCATATTGGCTTAGAGCGCTACTTGAAACACCTATTTCTTTGCCTATTTCCCTTAAACTTAGAGCAATACTTCTTCTCTTTCGAGCATATTTGATTTTTGTTTCCAATGTATTTAGTCCTTTCTCAGCGATATCACTTGATAAAATTAAGTAATTATATAAAAAAAAGACGAAGCATATGCTCCGCCATCTAAAGTATGTATTATTCTTTTGACGCTGCAGTTTTAGAAGATGTTTTAGCAACTGCTTGACCAAGTTGGAAAGTGGCAGCAGCTTTCTCGTTTAGTAAATTTGCACCTAATTGAGTCTCTAAAAAGACACTTTCAGCTGAACCAGCAGATCCAAGGAATTTTCCATAGAGGTCATACAAAACTTTCATTTCTAGAGACTCTGGGTTGATTAACAAGATATCATTACCTTTAATAAAGTCTGCATCAATAAAGGTAAAACTTCCAAAAGCTGATACATACCGGTCAAAATTAAGTCCTAAAACATTATCTGTAGATACGTATCTTATTGATCCATCAGCAAAAGAGTTAACAGCATGTTTAGTATGCGCATTCATAAACGCTACCATATCTGTATTTTGTCCAGCGTCGTAAAGCTTTCCAGCTAATGCACCAAAGTTTTCTGGGTTTAATGCGCCAACAATCTTATGGGTATCATCTACCTGATGAAATATACCACCTGTATGCATAACAATTTGACCATCTACATCTTCAACATTTTGCTCTCCATAAAAAGTTTTTTTCTTGTGCGCGACGTTTGATGGCAAGGATACGATCATTTACTTCTGTCATCAGTAAGTCATCGTTCTCTACTCCTATTGCTTTACTCTCTTGTGCAGTTGTTGTTACTTTTGCTGTGTCAGCAAAATTTCTAAATAATTGTCGCGCTTCTTCACATTATTTTTCTTATATTTTGGCGCATCTCCGCCTTCTGCAATTGTTTCAGCGGTGTCATTTGATGACTTTTGAAACCAAGAAACAGTTGGGTTCGTAGCCTTTTTTTCGTTTACTTGCTAAGAAAGATAACCAAGGAGTTTTTTTGAGGCGTTAGATTCACCATTGTTTCTTTTAAATCAACGCTTTGGCCTGGCAAAAAATCTTTAGTAGAGAATTGAGTCATTATGTAATCATCCTTTTTTTAATTTTTTTTGTATTTAATTATTTATTTAAGTTGAACATATTTTTTAGATAACCTAACGGATCTGAACTTCCATCAACTTTTTTTAGATTGTTGTTGGTGAGAACTGGGCACATGTTGATTCGTTAAGATAATAGCATTTTTCACTAATTCTGCTTTCTTTACTTGTTCATCAACTTGATCCATACTTGTAACATTTAGGACTTCTTCAAAACCTTTCAGCCCCTTTTGCTCAAGCAAAAGAGCAAGACGGATATTTGCATTTTCAATGGCAGCTTGCTCATTTTGAAGCTCTAACTCACTCTTTTCCACAGGCTTATGTTTTAATAATTCATCACGCTCTGTTACTAGTCCATCGCGTTCTGTGCTTAGAGTGCCTTTTTCTTCTAACAAGCTATCACGTTCATTTGTCAACGTTGCAAATTGTGTTTGAAGCTCATCGAATTTAGCTTTATAATCTTGGTCACCTCCTTTTCCTGGTGGAGGACCAGTTACTCCTGGAGGCGCGAGATCATTCGGAGGAGGCTCTGAGAAAAATTGCAAGTTAAATGGTAACCTTAGCTCTGTATTAGTTTGATGTTGTTTTGTCATGGATTAATCTCCCTTTTAGTATAATTTAATTTGAAGTAACTGGCTCATCATATAATCCATCAGCCAGTGAAACATTTAGGAGAGAGAACTCATGCGAGTCTCTCCCGTTAAATCTAAAGTGTAAACTTTCTCTTATCATTGATAATCACCACCTAGAGGATATCCGCTCCTCTCAACAATGGATGCAATGTTTTTAAGAAGAGTCTCGCTTGTTTTCTTATCAGCGGGATTTCCGTTAATACTAATAGCTCCTTTAGCAACATTTAAAGTAACTGGTCTTTGGTCTTTATGCGGTTCTTTGATCGGGGTTTGTATGCCCACCACACTCTTAGCAAGTGAAGCGAAAGTTGATTTTAAGCCGCTTGCCAAGCTGTTTTTACTATTGCTTAACATGTCTTTATTCATCTTGAACACTTGAAGTAAGTTATCGGTATCTTTCTTATTCATCACCATTTCGCCTTCATGTGCTTCCAAGAATCTACCTTCGCTTCCCCACATAGGAAGTCGCGTTCTACCTTGTTTTAACGATAAAGGCTTGATTGGCTTAAAGTCTTTATTGCCGATATACTTATTTGCTGTATTGATTTGATCAATAAGGCTGTTAGTCATAGATTTGCCAAGGGCATCCGTATTTTGTTTTATCCACTTATTAAACGTTTCTAATTGCTTCTTTATGCCATCGACAGAAGAGGAAAGCATATCCTGGCGCATATCATTAAACTTTCGTTCATCATTGATCATTTCATCATAGTGATTAGCTATTTCTTCTTTCTCCTCGTTTAAAGCTTCTTTACGGAGGTCGCGCTCTCGATTGTCTTGCATATCATCAATCGCGATATTCTGTTTTTCAAGTTCTTCTTGAAGATCACGCAATCTAGAACGCGCAGCCATGGAATCATCAATGGAAAGAGCTGCTATCTCATCCATAAGTTTTTGTCGCTTTTCTAGCTCTTCTTTAAGCTTCTTCTCATATTGCTCATCAGAAGCTTCCTTGTCTATTTCAGCAATAAGGTCATCAATAGCTTTTGTAGCCATTTTCTTTTGCTCTTCGTACATCTTCTTATATGTATCCATAAGCATATCGGCCATCTTCAGTCGCTCATCTTGAATAGCTTTTTCTTGTTGCCAATAGGAGGTAGTGAGGGAGACAAGGTTTGATTCGAGAACTTCTTTTTGAGCTGCTGTTAAATTCTTGTTGTTTTTAATTGTTTTCTCAATGTATTTAATCGCATCTTCATCATGTTTCTTCTGATCACGCATAAGCTTTTCTTTCTTAACTTGAAGCTTGACCCATTCATTGCTAAATTCAACCTCATTGGCCATTTGGAAATCAATCTTTGCAAACTCAGATTCGTATTTTTCTTTTAGCTTCTCAAAACTTGCCATCATAGCCTCTACAACAGAAAAGGCAATTTCATTGAGTTGCTGCTGGAATCTGGAAACCTCAGCTTGACGTTGAATAATACCATCTTGTAATTCAGATTTTGCGGAATGGGAAATCTTGTTGTTGCTATTTATTTGCTGTTGCATGTACTTAATAGCATCTTGTTCGTGCTTCATTTGTTTCTCAATGATAGCTTCACGTTCTTGCTGAAGTTTAATCCATTGTTGGGAAGATGGACGGGCTTCTGACTGCTGTAAATCGATTCTAGCAAGATCGGCAGTGTAAGATTCCTTCTTGCGGTCGAAGTCCGCCATGACTGACTTAACAATGTCGAACTCAAGCTCCTTAATCTTGCCCTGAGCATTCAAAATTTCTTCCTCTAGAGTAATGAGCTGACCTCTGGCATCGTAGCGTCTAGAGTCATTCTGAGCGATATAGGTAGACTCTCCTGTAACACTGCCGTTGCTACCGCCAGACATGTTACCAGATTTGATCTGATTAACAAACCCAGTAGGATCAATGCGATTATTTAGATTGCCTCCAACTCTTTGCTCATAGTGGAGGTGAGGCCCTGTAGAGTTTCCAGTGTTGCCAATTGCGCCAATATGAGCACCCATGGATACCTTTTGGCCTTTGCGGACATTTACTGAATCAAGATGGCCAAAGACGTGAACCGTGCCATTTGCATCTCTAATTCCAACAGCATTTCCAAATCCACCGTAGCCGGAGCCTTTATTTCCCCATCCAGCAAATACGACTTCACCTGCAACTGGGGTATCCAGTGGAGCGCCAACTTTACCTGCAAGATCAATACCTTGATGATTTGTTGATCCTATGCCGCCAGGAGAAGGGCGATTGCCATAGCCAGAAGTAATTCTTCCACCCCAGCCTCGTAAGTTTTGTGTATTGGAGCCAGTAGGGGAAGCTACGCCACTTCCTTGATAGTTATCCATAACTTTTTTGACGTAGTTTTGAGTTTCTCTAAATGGAGGAATACCACCATGTTTACGAACGTTACCAGGGCCTGCATTGTAAGCAGCGAGAGCTTTTTCTAAATCTCCGCCGAAGGCTTTGAGTTGTTCTGCAATATACTGGGTTCCACCCATGATGTTTTGAGCGGGGTCATATGAATTACGCACACCTAAGCCACGAGCTGTACCTGGCATGAGTTGCATTAGTCCTTGGGCGCCTGCATGAGAGCGTGCATTAGGGTTGAAATTAGACTCTTGCTTGATGATAGCTGCAATTAAATGAGGATCAATATTATGCTTTGATGCTGCAGCATTAATTTCAGCAGCATATTTTCCAGTGTATGGTGCTCCTGAAGCACCGCCACCACCTGCTTGACCACCTAGATAAGTAGAATAGTTGTTGTTACCATAGTCGATGAAATTACCTGATTTAATCTGATCGTTAATTGATTTCTTTTGAGCATCATATACGCCAATTTGCTTTTCAAGAAGATCAATTTCTTTTTGTACTGCATCGCGGTACTTTTGAGAATGATAAGCATACTCAGATTTAGAGCGGCTTACTTTTGCTAATTCAAGGCGATTCTTCTCAAGGGCTCGTTTAAATTCATCAGCAATGAATACAGCTTCTTTAACCTCAGTTGTGAATTCTTTAATATTTCCACTTGAATCAAGAATAGAGGTGCCCATTTCATTAAAAGAGACATCGGCCATTTGAGCAAGGTTATCTAAAGCTTCAATTTGCTCACTAAGGTCTATATATGTGCCTAGCTGTTGTTGCTGTGCAGCTTCTCTTGCAGCACGAGCACCTTCAATAGCAGCAGCCATTGGATTTCCTGAAACAATATCTCTAGCCATGCTAACAGAAGAATTCATTTGTTGTTCAGTCATATCTGCCATTTTCTGTTTGGCATCAGTGAGAGTTTTTATTGCTTGTAGTTCAAAACCGTAATATTTGAGCTTTTGCTTAACACCTTCAACTTGAGCTTCTAATTCACGCTTCTGCGCTTCAATCATATCTGTAAATGATTTAACCTTTGCATTGCGTAAATCTAAAACAGCTTTTTCATTAACTTTAATTAGACCATTTTCAACAGTTATTGCTTTGGAAAATCCGTCAATTTCTTTAGAGAGTCGCATTGCTTCAGTAGCGGAGAGTTGCTTTCCAGCTGCCATATCTTCGAGGAGTTTATTGAGGGAGGAAACATTATTAGAGATTGAATTAAATTCTCCATGGAGCTTTTCTATAGAATTTTGATGATCCTCTACTGCTTCGGTTGCTAAATTGTGGGCATTAGCTTCGCCTTCGAGTTCATCAGAATAAGCACCTGCAGCATCCGTGGCAACATAAGTGCCGTTAATCATCGATTCAATTGTTAATATACGTTCGTTTGCGGCATCAAGTGCGTCTTGAGCTTGTAATCTAGATTCAGCTTTTTCAGCAAAATCGCTGATATTATCATGACGAGAGAGTTCTTCATAGGACTTTTTTTAATTCATTTAAAACCACTAATTCGCTTGTGAGAGTATTTATTTGACCTATGTCTTTTTGCTCTTTTCCTAACCTCTCTAAAGTTTTCTCAATTTGAGTAACTTCTGCATCAACGGCAGCATTTATTTCTTTTAGTCCGGTTACTCCGAAACGCACTTCGATCTCTTCAATTTTAGCCAATTTTCCTTTTGCTTTGGCGTTAAACTTATCATACGCATCTTGAGCCTCAGCTAAATCACCTTGTAGAGCAATACGATTTGCATTTTCAACAGCTAATGCAGATTTTAGTTCTTCTTCATTTTTGGCGCGTAGACTTTCAACGTAGCGATCAGTTGCATCTTTGTTGAGATCCATTTGTTGGCCGTACTCTCCTGAACTACTAACTAGCTCAGGATTTAGAGCGTGAATTTGCTCGAGGATGGATTGTAACTCTTCTTGAGATTCTTTTGTGCTCAAGCCACTTTCCTTTAAATCATCATGTTTATCAACTAAACGCTCAATTTCGTTGGCCGTTTGATTTGTTTTAGCAGCTTGCTCGGTCAAAGCCGCCGAGCTTTGATTAGATGCACTTGCCGATCCAATAAATGCAGATGTAATTAATTCTACGGCAATTAAGCCGGCACCTAACCAACCAAGAGACATTTTTGCAAATGTGCCAGCTGCTCCAACTGATCTTAATGCAAGTGAGAGTGCTCCAGCTGCTTTTACTAACCCGTATACGCCAATTGAGAGTGTTGGTATCAGAATGTTTAGACCGTGTGTAGCATCGGTCATTTTCGTAAATCCAGTAATAACAGTTGTGGTTGATTCTATAAGGAATGTCAATGCTGAGTGGAGACCAGATTGGCCAATTGTATACGCGAGGTTTTCGAGATTTGCAATGAGGTTGGAGATTTTAAAGGACAATCCCTCTTGAAAGGTTTCTAATTCTTTTGTGGCGGATCCAAAGGAGTTTTGCGAAATCGTAGTATATTGTAGTACTTTATCATAGTTTTCGAACATTGCCATTACCGCATTGATGTGGTATTTTCCGCCCATTGATTCAGCAAGCTCTGAGCGTTGCAAAGAGTTAAGACTCTCCCATTTAGCAGCTACATCGTCAAACACATCCATCGTATCACGTAAGTCGCCTGTAGCGTCACGTGTAGCAATGCCTAAATCAGCTAACTGTGAGGATACTCCATCCATCTTTTGCCGAGCAAAAATGGTCTTCAGACTATTCCCGATTTGTGCACCACCACGCTTAGTTACTTCTTCCAGCGTTGCCGTGATACCAGCTAAATCATGCATCTCCAATCCAGCATTATAAGCTGATTGTGCTGACCGCATAAATGAGTTGGCTAAGTCGATGGTTTGTGCTGGAGTACGGTTTGAAACTTCATTCCACGAGTCAAGAACTAAATTTGCATCTTGAACTGCCATGCCCATCTGAGCAACAGCAGCTGTAAGAAATTTAACACTATCAGCAGTCTCAGGTATATCAGCAACTGTAGACATCAATAACGCATTGTTAGATAAGTCTAGTATTTCTTGCTGACCTCTCCCCTGCCTTGCTAGCTCAACATGCGCATCCATTACCCCACGCAAACTTTGTGCATACTTTGAGGCTTGTCCTTGTGCATACTGAAACATCGCACCAAAATTAGTCCCAATAGGCATTACTTTTTTTAAGGTTGATATATGCATCATCAAGCTCTTTGATAACTGTGACCATTTCTCGCAAACCGCCGATGGTACCGTAAATAGCTGTTCCGATAATAACCCATTGTGCAAATTTACCTGCAGATGATGCAAGACGATCCAAACTGTTAGTTGCTTTTTTTACTATCCGCGTCTAATTTGTTTAAACCGCTACTTACTTTATTCGTTTCACTGGTAATACTATTGCCGTTTATACCAAAGCTTTTATCTTTTTGCATCGCATCAATTTTATTATTTAAATCATTAACTTGTTTGCTTACCCTGTCAAAATCTCTAAACCTTACTGCAACAGTCAGGTTTAGGTCTTTACCGATTGCGTTTAATTGCTTTTGCAATTGTGATTTTGTTCGCCTAGCGTCGACACTTGCCGCAACTAGGATATTTAAATCTTGACTCAATTTACCACTCCTTTCACATAAAAAAGTGCATTACAAAACGAATAGGTAGGAGATGGAAACCTACTCGCTTTGTAATGCACCCAAAAAGTTGAATGCATTATATAATTATTTGTCTTCTTTTACTTCTGGCGGTATAAAATTTGGACTAAGGTTACTAAACTTATTAACTTCAGCCGACTCCACAAATTTTTTGAGATCCTCTTGACTTAAATCTGCTATTTGTTTATTACGTGTGTGTAAGTAATCTTCAACTTTTTTTAAGAGACTCGTTTGCAAACGATCCGAGAATTAATTTGAAAAAAACCTGTTCTCACTAGTAGGTCTAAGAGCTGGATTTTGTCCTCAAGTGTCGAGTTGGTTAATTTTAACGAAGAAAATTCAAGTAAAATATTTAAATTAACCCACCCGTCTATAGTCGCATCAATATTAATATCCTTATCACGTGACTCGTCTAAATCTTTCATTACTTCTTGATAAACTTTTGCAATTCGTGTCTCCTCAAAATCTACAGCAATATCCACATGATATTGGCCATTATTTAATACAACTCTCTTTGTTTTATCATACTTTTTTTTAATTCTTTTTTTTAAACTTGTTAAAGTTAAATTTTTGCTTTTCTGACCCATGATCCTACTCCTTTTTTAATCAAATAAAAGAAGAGAGGCTAGTGCCCCTCTTAGTCTTCCAAAGTTTCTTCGTTATCTCGAGGCTCTTCAAAATCTGATTCCACTGGTTCATTTACTACAATGTCCACTGATGTATTATCCACCGAGATTGTTGCATGGCCAGAGGAGTGCGCTTCAACAAAGCCGTCCTCATTTACTGTAACAACTTCCTCATCGCTCGATGTCCACTCTACGTCGCTTACAGGCTCTTCCGAGTTATCGTCGTATAAAACCATTAGCTGGACTTGTTCGCCCTCATCAGGCTCTAGGGTGAGCGTGTCAGGCACCATATAATACGCCATTACTCCTGGTTCTACGTTTGGATTGCTCCCACCATCTGTAGGAGGGGTGTTAGGGAGTTGGATCTTCTGTAAGAGGGATGCGAAGCATTTTGCCTAAATTATCGCTATCTTGTGGTTTAAGTACGCGGAATGTGTTCTCTCGTGTAGCTGCCTGACGCTCCGAAGAAGTGTCAATTGTAAAGTTTGCAGAAGGCTTCACTTCTTCAAATACAAATTGGATATGACATATTGGATTTTCATCACGAGTCATTTCCATTGTAGTCATAACAATTTTAACGTTTTTCGGGAATCTATTTGCTGGAATATGGACAGTTTGGGTGCTTGCGGGTGACTCATATTGATAGGTTAGCACACGAACCTGGCTACCATCCTCAACACCAGAAGTGAATGTTACTTCACTATCACTCAATGTAAAATCTGAGATAAGCTTACCAGCAGCTTTAATTTTAACGGTATCCTTGCCTAAAGGTGTTTTCTTAAGCTTAACTTTTCCATCTACTACAGAGTGAGTTTCTGGGGCAGCATAGGCCACACCTGTACCGTCGGAAATATCTGAGCCCATGTGCATGGCCAAAGATTGTAAATTAAAAGTTGGAGAATTCATAGTGATTTCAAGTTCTTTGCTATTATGTAAAACTGCAAATAGACCATTTCCTTGTCCACCTCGAACGTCATTTGATTCCGTTTGACCAGAAATGTTTGCAGCTGTAAGCACATCTTCTAAAATGACGTTTCCATCATTGTCTATTACAAGCATGTCGAATACGTCTGCAACTAAAGTGGTGCCGTGCTCTGGCAATGTTTCCATTTATATATCAGTCCTTTTTATGTAATTTAAATTAAAGGTTTTTTTGTAATACCTTGTAATGAGTTTGTCTCTTTAAATGCTCCGTCTTCGGGATCTTTTGTTAAGTCTATCACTTCAGCAAAATGAACCTTGCCAACCTGGTCACTATGTCCAATAAGAGCGAGGTCTGTTTCAAACTCATTAAACTTCCCTAGTCTCGAAAAAGCCGAATAGATTTGGTAGATAGTGAAATTCTCAAAGAAGGCCGCTTCTTTGCCAAATGACAATTGCAAGCTTGAGAGAATTGATTCCATATCAATATCAGTTTTATTATTTGCAGCTTTTGCAGCGGCAGCTTTTGCAGCCATTTAGCTACTAGTGGATTCGCATATTCTTTAGGCTCAACGATGAGATTCTGAGTCATGATACAATCGCGAACTTTATCAAAGTTTTTACTATGTATCACTTTCTTTTTTTCCAGGACTCTCATCGACATCGCCAATAAAATAAGCCACACTATTTTCGGACTTCAAATACTTAACTTTCTCTCTTGTTGTTAATTCGAAGATTCTTTTCAGCCCTTCAAGCAATTCATCACTTTGATCCAAAGCGGAATTAATAGCAATATAATCTAGTATTTGGAGTTTAGATGGCTCTTCGAAAAAACGAGAAAGGCTTTCTTCACTAAAGGGAAATTGTGATTTTTTTGAGCATAATGATATTAACAATGTCCATGAACTCATCATAGTCACGCATAGTAATGGGGAAGATATCACCTACACCTGTGATGATAGTTGGTTTTCCAAAGAAGTTGTTAAGTGAGGTCATTATTTAATTGATCCTGTTTTAAAATCGAGGCGGAAACAAGTGTAGTCAGCTGGCAATCCAGTACGACTATAATCTCCCCCACCTACCAACTCCATGCCTTTAAAGCAGGTAGGTTTGTTAACTAGCAACTCACAAATACGCTTGATTAGATATAATTTGCGAAAATCAGCAGAAAAAGTATCATGGACCAATTTCTCAACTGCGAAATAGCTGTCTGCGGTTAAGACGTTTTTATTAGAAGTAATACGTGAGGGATAAAATATTACGCGGCAATATGGGGCATCAGTTACATCGATTAAATCAGTGGTTTTAAGATCGGGAACAATAAGTTTATTTATTATTTCCCATTTTCTTTGAGGGGGCAATTTCATTATTGAAGGGCGATTAGAGGTAATAGTATGTATATTGTCGTTTAGATTGTTGGCGGGATAGAGTAGTAAGCGTAGCAACTCTTCGTCGGAGGTAAGTTTCCTATATATTTGTTTAAAATCATTGATTAACAGCATTTTTATTGTTGTTCAGCAACATAGTCTATTAGCTCTTCACCACTTATACCAAGTGTATCTTTTAACGATTTAGTTATAACATTTAGTGTATTAGACCACTCGCCTATAGTGATTTCACGAAATAGGTTGCTTGTATCACCATAAATAAAATCCATTAGCGGCTCCTTAACTAAAAAGATTTTATTAAACTTAATTAAAAAATCTAAATATGCCAAAGCAAACTCATAGCGTTGATTCGCTAACTCAAGATTGTAATTACTGTAATCACTTTCTGCACTTCTGTGACTCCTAAATGCTTTGTCGACGAATTCATTGTGTATGTCTTTAAATACCTCGTTTATTTCAGTATCAAATTCATCTTTCTCATTTTTTTAAACCTTCAATTTCTAATTCGAGTTTAGTGATTTTTTTTGTTTCAAATATCTATTCTCTTTATCCATTTTGCTAATGTAGTTTCCCATTTAATTATCCCCTTTTTTTAGTATTGTGATATGTTTTAATTTTGTTTGTGGAGGTAGGAGAGAGGCGGCAAAACCTCCCTCCCGCACCTTTTATTTTAAGACCCAGGTGCAATATACTGGAGGTAATAAGGTCCATGGCAAATCATGCAATTATCCAAACATATGTTTATTGACCGTGTTTGGCACTCCTCCGGTCAAGTTCCCTTAAAAATCAACTTCAATTTCTTTTAAAATTTTTATTTTACGTTCATTTATATATTTAATTAACCTGGCTTCTTTCTCATCGCTTAGCGTTGATTTAAAGTTGAAATACCGACTAATACTCGTTTGTGATACACCCAGTTCATCGGCAAGCTCATAATTCTTTATCCGCTTTTGACGTTTAAGTGAGTCTAACTTGTACACCTGTTCATGCTAAGCTTCATCCCCTCCCTCCTTCTTAATTTTTAAATTTGAGTTTATTTTTGTTGTTAAGTTTAATTTAGTTAGTTTATTTTTTTGAGTTGCAAGCAAAAAGTGCAGCGTATAGAACCCCTACACTTATAATGTGTTGGCAAGTGCCAATAAATCGATTTGTGGTGTAATTTTGTTAAAATATTAAATTATACAATATAGACACAATTAAAGTCAACTTATTTTCTGTTTTGAAATTTCCACCCTTTGTTTATTAGCCAAGCAATTTTTACAAGAGCTCTTAAACCCACTCTTTTTTTCGCTTATCTTCACCAAAGTTACGCACGTGCATATGCAGTTGTTTACGGCAACTTGTGCATGTTACTACTGGAGTAAGGCAATTTTGCTCCTCGTACACGTGGGCGATTGCCTTAGCAACCTTATCAACTAACTTATTGATATATTGCCTATCTACTGTTGCTCCATATCCAGTTTGTGTAGCCATCATCGCATCAGTATAGTGGTGGGTTGCCTTGCCTATTTGGTTCCTCACATCGAGCGGTAATAAGCGTTTTTCGAGCACGTAATCCATGATAAAACGATCCATTTCGGTTATATCGACTTGCTGATATAACTCATCAAACAGCTTTAGATAATCGTACATATTAGTATCAATTCTGGACTCATATTTTTTTTGCTAATACGGCATAATTATTGTCGTAGTTTACATTTTTTTCCTTTAGCAGTTTTGACTACTGCAAAAAGCTGTTTGATTTGATCAGCATCCCCTAGATTAAAATCCTTTTCTAGTTGCTTATAATCTTCCACAATCGATTGAAAGTTTATAGCATTAGACCTAATCATTGTTTTAACTGCTGACTGTGTCTCACTACGATCGTTTTGGATTGTTCTTCGGACAGAGTTTTCATTTCGCAATAATTTTTTTTAACAGCTGACTCTTTGCATAGCCTAACTTGTTCTCATCCTCGCTGAGTAAACCTTCCAAGCCGAATTCCTGCACCTCTTTATTATTAAGCCTAACTCGAGTAATCATCTTATTAAAATAATCGTCAAGGAGCTCTACATCCCCATTATGCAATTTGTTGAGCCAATTGAGATTTTGCTGATAAGATTCAACAGCGGTTTTATAAAAATCAACCCCACTAATCGTTGCATGCTTAGTTCGCCACTCTGGAGCCCTATAACGATCATAATATCCAGTTTTAAGTTTTATTTGTCTAGTTGTGGCTCGCTCCTTGCCATCATCTCTAACCTTTTTGATAGCTAAATCATCAGCAACGTTAACGTTATTCGTATTATAGATTAAATCAATATTTAAGTTATTATCATCAACAGACGGATGACCCGTACTCACCTCTTTAAGCTCATCTCGTTTCTTCTTGTGCGCTGTCAAAGTAGGGGTCGAAAGTAGCTCTATATCAGCATTGGAGCGTTCTGTAGGGGTCATAGAGTTATCAGAGTGTAATGAGTCTAAATGTGAGTTAAGACGTTCCACTTGGCGATAAAATGAATCGTATGGCATCTCACTTGCGATATTGTGCGTGTCTTTTTTTCACTTGTTCATCTTTATATTGGTCAGACGACACGTAGTTTAATAGATAACAGTTATTGTTGATTAAATCGTAAGCCTCATTTGCTAACTTAAACTTACGTTTCCCATTATCTTCGACAAAAGTTGTCACATCATTATTTAACTTTGCTAAGATAGCATCAACCTCCTCTCTCGCGTTATTGCCGATCCCGTTTGCTGCTGTATTAGTTTTTTTGCCTATCATTTAACCTCTCCTTATTTTTAAGATTATTAATATTAAGTATTTATAACGACTGTATGAGTTTTCCTCTTAAGTGATTGAACACGTTCAAATTTTATTTTCAGCAGTGTTTGGCCTGCCAGCCGGGCAGCAAATTATGCCTTTCTTCGCCCAAAAGCAGGGCTACGAAAGCAAATTTGCAATTTGAATTTTTTTGTCCGTTTTATCTTCTTGAAAGTTATTATATTTACTCATGAAGATTAAACGGACATTTTTTCTTTCTTTTTGAAATCCACCCCAAAAGCAGCTTTAACATAGGTTGTCTTATACTTTTTTTCTCTCTGTGTGATCAAGCGTGATCAAACTAGCCTTATGATTAATAAGTAGGCTAATCATTTTTTTAAAGCTGTCTATATATTCTTTTTTTTAGTCTAGCTCCGTATTCTGCATTAAGATGACGATTTTTCGCATTTTGTATAAAGCGTGCTGAAATTTGATCATTGAGCTCTAGCTTCTTTTCTTTTTTTTGCTGATGTCATCTAATAGCAGATCCATAAGACTATCTAGTTTTCTTTCCATCCGATCTTTTTCGTTTAGCGTGAGGTGATAAGCGTTAAAAGCATAATCAAAGTTCAACTTCTCCATTTTTATCTTTCGTCTTTGCATTCGTTTAAACTGATCCCATTTATTTGATGTCATAACTTTACCGAGGTCAGCATAACCTAAATATCCTAATATGGAGTCATTTATTTTTAATAACATTTGCTTTTCTTCTTCACTTGCCAATCGACTTTTGTAATTCCCACTAACCATTACTACTTTTTGATAATAAATCATACTCTTGTTAACCAATCCTTTTAGGGCTGTTTCAAGTGCGTGGGACAAGTTGCTATCACAATTGTTGTAAAAATCTCTAACTAGAGACTCTTGTACACCACAATAATAAGCAAAATCAGACTTTCTTTCTTTTGCTGAGGCATAGTTGTGGTTTACCGCTCCAAGCCGCATGAGCAACTTATTTTTCGTAATTATTAACTCATTTTTACCTTGAGCTGACTCATCTACAAGCATATCAAGTATTAAAATTTGTAAAATGTCTGTGTAAATTTTGTTGCCTTGGCCTGATCCGCGTGTATATTTTTTGGGTTTAACATCATTATAGATAGTCTTTATTTTAAAGGAGTGCCCATGCTTAGTATAATCACAGTACCTTTCTAGCTCGCGGAGTTGCGCTATTCTAGCGTTACCAGTTGTTGAATTTATCTCAAGGATATTTATTAGCTCTTTATAATTCTTGATTTTCATACCAACTTTTAGGTTTTCAATCTTCAATAACATTTCTCCCTATAATCCATAATTTAGCAAAGAGTCAACGATGTATTTAAGTTGACCCTTTGCGCTTTAGTTTGTTAAAATACGATTAAATAATATTTGTTAAAGATTTTTTTTAGACACTCGTTGCCGCGAGTGTTTTTTTTATATAATCTAACTCGTCTTTTACATCATCCTTTAACTCACCTAAGACATCTCTCTTACTCACCTTTAAGTGCTCAAGTCCCCATACAAAATCATCTAATAATGATAAGTTAAGGTTTTTTTATAAAATCATTAATAATTTCTCCCTTCTCTTCCTCGGTCAAATATTGCTGATCGACAATCACATATTGTGTACAATTAGTAAGCAAGACCGCGAGGGTTGTTTTAATATCCTCCTCCCTGCCATCAGGATAGAAATTTTTATAGCTGGTAAATAGTTCGTCTGTTGTCTCAAGGACAGTTATACCTTTAGATAGCATGTCGGTGGTAAAATAGTACTTACCTTCCTCAAGGTGGCTGATTCAATAGATTGATAGCTTGTTGGCTTGTGTTAGTTGTCATTATAAAAATCCCCTTTGTTTGTATGTTTTTTATTTTGGCGTGTGCGACAGATGAATTACATTAAATCGTTTTGTTATATCACCTCCTTTTAGTTGATAAGTTTACTCAGCTGTGTTTTCCTTTCCCGGATAATCAATTCCGTAATAGTCAAAAAGATTGCGTAAATCCTTAATTAAATTAGCCTTAGTAGATCCTTTGTCATCTCCAGGCAATTTACCAAACCCAATTTGAGTTGTTGTTAATTCTAGGAGCGTGCTAATAAACTCAATTGAGCTAGATTGTTCCTTTCTAATAAATTGATTAAAGTTGGTAAGCAATAATTCATAGTCAACTCTTTTATATTGAGTTAACATCTGTTCTGTTTCTACTAATAATTCTTGCATTCTTATTTTTTTCTTTTAATAAATGTATTTCCACCTCATATGGAAAAATAGTCTGTGCTGCTTCAACATACTTTTCTGTTCTCTCATCAAACACTTTTTTTTATAAAGAGTAGTGGCTTCCTCTGAGTTTATTTTGTTCAGATAAACTAGCTCAATTTCAAGCACCTCTAATTGATTAAGCTCTTTCTCAAAGTAAGCTTTTGGTATATTAAAATTCTCCTCCAGTTGATCTAACCTCTCTTCAGGGATCTTTCTATTCCCTTTCGCCCAATGATTTACATTTGAAGGTGATACTTTTAATAACTCAGCCAAATCTTTAAATTTCAAATTAAAAATTCTACAAACATATTCAATACCTTTCATCCTAGCAACTCCTTATTGAGGATAATTAAAATATTATACTAAATTTCTCTATTTGTAAATAATTTAAGTAAATAAATTTACACAAATTATTTACAAGATTAAAAATAGCTTAAATTACTACCTGCCCAAGAGGTGGCATATATGACTGCAACAAGTGACTAACGTTGCTCTTAAGAAAGCGTGGCGATTCCGTCATGCGCTCACCGATGCATCGGTGACTCAAACACTTTAAACGTCGTTACGCGACATTCATAGCTCATCACTAAACCACCGATCCCAATCTCTTTAAATCTTTATTCCTTCGGTTCGCAAACTTTTCTTCAAGCGTCTCCCAGTCTCAGAATGCATTTTCTTCCACCTTAATGTTTTTAAACCTGCGACCAGTCTCCAAATAGCTTCGTGATAGTAAATCAAGTGCTCAGCCACATTGGAAGATTATTCACTTCTCTACGCTTCGCCACATTAAAAACATTAGCAAAAGTACCGTAGCAATAACCTGCCAAATTACCTTTTATTTTACCCTGCTTTTTAGCAAACACAACTGTTTTAAGTGTGCGACAGACCAACTCCATATAACCCTGTAGCGGTTCTTCAAGCAAGGATTTATTATAAGCAAGACTAATACGCTTATATAACTCATCAATCGTCACTGCACCAAAAAATGGCTTTAGAGTGTTGATGATTTGGTCTGGTATGTAATCAGGCGCAAAGTCACCACTTAATTCGCTTCCTCTTACGTCTCTACTAATCTTTTTATTAGGTTTAGTAGCTTTAATAGTTTCCTTTTGGTTAGGTTCAACCAAACCTTTACTGCCACAAGGCTTGTCTACATTTTGCTTGGGTGACATTTTGGAGGTCACTACAGGTGACAATATTTGCGTTAAAGCAACTTTTTTTTAATACAGTACGTGAAATTATATTCAGCTCTGTTAACTGTTTGAGACACCTTTTAATTGTACGTGTCGATACATTTAGCTTTATAGCCATAGTATCAACCTTAAGCCAAGACACACCTAAAACAACGCATGAGTGTCGTGAGATTAGCTTTAGCAAGCTTTGCGATGTCTTGGTTAGTGTTCGACCGTGCAAATCAGTATGTAGCTGTACAGATAGGTTAAGGGCATCTAAGGAATCATGTGTTTGATGAGCTGAGTATAATTGGCGATAATGTTGGCGCTTAATTTGTTTGGTGTTCATACTATTATTCCTCCTCGTTTTGAGGAGCTTTACCTATAATTGGCATCACTTAATAAACATCATTGACCCTATTTTCAAAAAATGGTATGATTATCTCAACTATTATGAGTGAGTGTGCCTCCGTTGTTGACGCAACGGATTCAGGTGCGCTCCTTTTTTTGTGTTCTATAAATTTTCAACAGGACTAAAATATTTATGTTTCTTTGCGACGTCAGAACTAAATAAATTAACATAATGTCTAACCATCTCGAGAGATCGATGCCCTAATATCTTTTGCAAATCAAACACATCAGCTCCATTTAAGATAGATATTTTTGCAAAGGTGTGTCTAAAAGTATGTGGGCTGCATCTAACACCTTTAATATTTGCCCTCCTACCAGCAGATCGAATGATTTCTTGAATCCTTCTTCTGGATAAAGCCTCATCATCCTGAGAAACCAATAGTGAATTAGTATCTAGTTGCCCACGAACAGCAATATACCTGGATAAAGCCCTTCTAACGGTTCTTTGAAAGGGAACAAGACGTGTCTCTCCATTTTTACCTCTAATCTCAAGGTGATTTATATCCCATCGAATATCATCCAATGTAATATCAACTAACTCCCGCAATCTGATACCAGTCTCAAGTAGTATAAGCATGATTGTATAATCTCTCAGTCCAGTAAACCGCTCTTGATCATTGACTTTTAATAAGATGCTAATTTGCTCCTTAGTAAATGTCTCAACTGCTTCCTTCCTTTGTTTAACAAGACTGATGTCTTTGAATGGATTTAAAGTTATATACTCCTCTCTAAGTAAAAAACCATATAATGCTCTGAGTGCTCGAAGTTTTGCATTAATTGTGGCAGGCCTTTTATTGTTATTAAGCATGTAAAGAATGAGGTGATCTTTGATGAAATCACTACTAACATCAGCAGGAATAATAGAGATTTTTTGATCCTCAAGTAATTTAACAAAACTTAATAGTTCTCTTTCATAGTAAATTAAAGTATCATTAGCCAAATTTTTTATACGACATTCTTTTAAAAACAAAGATATGGCCTCTTCAAAATTTTTAACAGTACTCTCATCTGCTGTGACAATTAATTTAGGATTGACCTTACCTCGTCGACTCAATAAATACCCTCCTTATAATAAAAAAATAGTGCGCGTAAAAACGAAAAAAAAGCTGCTTCTCCATAAAGGAAAAACAGCTTAAAGTACTACTATATCAACGTTTCACGATACCGGTGGTCGGGGTCGAACCGACACTCCAAAGGAACACGATTTTGAGTCGTGCGCGTCTGCCAATTCCGCCACACCGGCATAACAACTTATCGACAACTAATAATATACCATCGTCAAAATGATTCGTCAACGTTTTTTTTCTATTTTTAATAGTGATAATTGCATTCAATTCCCTAAGAAGATGTAAATGTTTAAGTACACTTCACAAGGGTACTAATAAGTACTAATAAATACCAATTCATTCAACATTTCACATAGGAGGATAGGATGATAAATAAATTCACTATGTCATTTTTTGTTTTATTACCTTTTATATGTTTAGCTGCTTGCAGTAATAATGTTCAAGTTGATCTGGACTCTTATGTTAATTCTGATGAGTTGCAGCAGCTTTCTCAAAAAGAGTTAGCAATTATGTCTGAATTTGAAAAGCTTACGATTGGTGAAATCGAACCGGATGACGCCGCTGACTTTTTAGCTGAATATGTCATTTATCCGTATAGTGAATTTGTTTCTGATTTAGAAACGATTCGTCCAGCTACATCTGAAGTAAGTGACTTGCACAACCTTTATATCGAAGCAGCATCAACTCGATTGGAAGGCTATCATCTTTCAGAAGAGTTTATTGAAAGCCTCGGCTCTGATCCTATGACAATAGCAAATGACACGTTGATGGAAGCGAGCTCCCTTATGCACCATTATAGAGAAGAATTAGCACTATTAGCGGAAGAACATGATGTCGTTGTTAAGTAATCAAGTATAAGAAAGAAGAAACCATTGAGCTTCTTCTTTCTTCATCCATTATTTTATGAAACAAAGCGCAATACCATAACCACAGTCAGCGTTATAAGCCTTTGTTAGCTTCATGACTTTTACATTCCCTTTTTCACTAGGTTGTCCTATTCCATTAATGGCCATTAAATAATCACCTATTTGTACATCTTCATTTACACGTACATATACTTGGCCCATCATACCTACAATATTCCATTCGTCTCGTTCTTTGCGGTCCACATAGGGTTCATTGTAATCAAACATAGGGTTCTCTAATGGTAATAGAACACTCTCTTCGCGATAGCTTGGCAATGTGTTCCCTTCTTCGTCTACATCGTATGTGCGAACACGCTGTGGTTCAAGTATTAAACCACCAAATTCGTTTGTTAAATAACGGTTCTTCCAGTGGAATGATGCTTCACCTAATACAACACCCGCCGTTTCCGTAATAACACCAATAATAATGTCATCCTTATTTGCTAGTTGAACTTTGTCCCCTTTTAATGTCACTAACATGCCCGTTTCAATTGGCATTCCATCTACACTTTCAAAGTACTCAGCAAAATCTGTGAATGTACTTGAACCTGTAATTTGTCCAGAAGCTCTAATCGTTCCGTTCCTACTATTAAGCTCCCATTTACGATTGGAGCTGCTTGAATTCCCTGAAGCACCATATCCCCCTACTACTGAATAACTAGTGGGATTACTCGTCAGGTTACTCGCAAGCACCATTGATCCAAACCCTCCGTTTGGTTGACCTGCAATTGCTGCACTTGAACTTATTATGCTACTTCGAGGACCACGTGCTCTAGAATTACCTGCACTTCCTACTACAACAGAGCCTTCGCCTTCTGCATGTGAATTAGATGAAGCTGCCACCATCGTTTTGGATTGAATGGCTGTAGGTGAAGCTGTACTTGCAAGTATAATCGATTGATCATGTGTTGGCTCTCCAGTGCTAGATGCCAACCTAGCGCCACCTGAAATAACCGTAATTGGGTTAGTGTATCGAACGCCACCGCTGATTACAGCAGTTTCATACCCGCTTGCATTTACATGACTAATATTAATTGAATTTGTTGTTGACTCAACAGCATTCTTTCCACCATTTCTTGAGTGGATGGCATTAACACCATTAACCGTTACATGACTATGTCCGCTTCCTACGAAAATCCCATTGTTATCACCAGCGTCGTAAAGGTTGATATTGTTTAATGAAATATGGTTTCCTCGGTTGCTTCCCCCATAAACAATGACACCATCACTTGCACGATGAAATCTACTAATATTCACACCATTCAAAGTGACATTCCTAGCTTTATACTGAATCGCAACGACAGGACCATTTCGAAAATCATACGATTCATCACCAATTGCAGTAAAATTTGTAATGCTTACGTTCGTATATGCACTTATAACAAGTGCACGAGGGTCAATATTGTTTTGAAACCCTTTTTTTATTATTAGGATGCAAAGCAACAAGGTTTGTAGCCGTTAAATGAAAAGCCGTCGTTGAATCTGGATCTTCCCCTGTATGATGACCGATGTGTCGAAAATTATAGCTTCGAGCATCTTCTTTTGAAATATGTCCATTAATATGCACATTGCTAGCAGCGCTAGAATTATCATGTGCTTTTATTTCAATTCCACCGTAGCAACCGGAAGTATAATTATTCGTCAGGAGTATGTGACGGCTCCCATCGTCAATCTCTATTCCATTTTGATTTCCTCTCGTTGAAGGATCATACGCATAACAATTTGATAGAGTAATGAATTCACTGTGGTGTGTTGTAAAGCCGTCATCAACCCAGTCAGTCGCTTTGCATGAATCGATCCATACGTATTGTGATGGCCCACTATCAACCGTCCCGTCTCCACCATAATGGTAGTCTAGTCCTGTCGAAGTAACATCAAATCCATGTAGGGTGCTATTATACGCGAAAACATTCGTAATCCAAGCGTATTTGACTCCGTGAAGCGTTAAACAACTAGAACGACTTCCTCCAGCAGGTTCTGCACCTCTTCGTCTATTTCCATCTAAGCTCAGATTTTTGACAACAATATACTCTCCACCATTATCTTTGTCTTTTACGGATACGGTCCATTCTTCGTTCGCTGCTGTATCGGGTGTCTGTATAGTGGTGAGCTCCATACCTTGACCTTCTAAAACGGTTCGATTTGGGAGCCGAACCGTTGCAAAATATCGTTTAGGACCAAGAATCAATTTAACGTTTCCGTCCCCTAGCGCCTCTTCAAAATAGGGCGTTTGATCTTCTTCACTTGCACCCTCTGGTATGAAATCATCAATGTAAACGACCCGTGCATCTTCAATTTGCGCGACAGTATTGCTTAATTGATCAAAAGATTGCTCCATTTGCTTTTCCATTGCTTTCACCTCTTTTTTTATGTAGCTACTAAACGGTAGCTCTTTATAGAGAGAGAAGCAGTATTGAAAAAAACAAAAAAACCAGCTTAAATTAAACTGGTTTTAAAAAAAGCGCGCCCGAGAGGAGTCGAACCCCTAACCTTCTGATCCGTAGTCAGACGCTCTATCCAATTGAGCTACGGGCGCTTACTATGAGAAATGGTGCCGAGGGCCGGACTTGAACCGGCACGGTTGTCACCAACCGCAGGATTTTAAGTCCTGTGTGTCTGCCAATTCCACCACCCCGGCATGTATGTAAGGACCATCTCATATTTATTAAATTGTTGGAGGCGGTAACCGGATTTGAACCGATGATAAGGGTTTTGCAGACCCCTGCCTTACCACTTGGCTATACCGCCTTAGGATAAACAAAGAGCGGAAGACGAGATTCGAACTCGCGACCCCCACCTTGGCAAGGTGGTGTTCTACCACTGAACTACTTCCGCAAAAATGGCTGGGCTACCTGGGATCGAACCAGGGAATGACGGAATCAAAATCCGTTGCCTTACCGCTTGGCTATAGCCCAATAATGGGGCGACCGATGGGAATCGAACCCACGAATGCCGGAACCACAATCCGGTGCGTTAACCACTTCGCCACGATCGCCGTAATCAATTTAATTAAATAATGGCAGGGGTAGTAGGAATCGAACCCACATCAAAGGTTTTGGAGACCTTCGTTTTACCATTAAACTATACCCCTAGGATGGTGGAGGGGGACGGATTCGAACCGCCGAACCCGGAGGGAGCGGATTTACAGTCCGCCGCGTTTAGCCACTTCGCTACCCCTCCACTTTGAAAAGACAATACTTATCTTACCTAATACCGCTAGTTCTGTCAACAACTTTTTTCAGTGGTGCCGGCCAGAGGACTTGAACCCCCAACCTACTGATTACAAGTCAGTTGCTCTACCAATTGAGCTAGACCGGCAAAAGTAAGTGGTGGCTCGGGACGGAATCGAACCGCCGACACACGGATTTTCAGTCCGTTGCTCTACCAACTGAGCTACCGAGCCTTATGTATGGCGGTCCGGACGGGACTCGAACCCGCGACCTCCTGCGTGACAGGCAGGCATTCTAACCAACTGAACTACCGGACCATATGTTTTGGTTGCGGGGGGCGGATTTGAACCACCGACCTTCGGGTTATGAGCCCGACGAGCTACCAGACTGCTCCACCCCGCGTCGTTAAAAATAATGGTGACAACATCATATAAAAATGAAAATAAATGGTGGAGGATGACGGGATCGAACCGCCGACCCCCTGCTTGTAAGGCAGGTGCTCTCCCAGCTGAGCTAATCCTCCAATATAGTATGCATCTGTTTAAAAATGGTGACCCGTACGGGATTCGAACCCGTGTTACCGCCGTGAAAGGGCGGTGTCTTAACCGCTTGACCAACGGGCCATTACACTAATTTACGATTTTTTATGTATGAATATAATCTGGCGGAGAGCGAGGGATTCGAACCCTCGAGACGGTTTTACACCGCCTACACGATTTCCAATCGTGCTCCTTCGGCCAGCTCGGACAGCTCTCCAGCTATGGCTCCACAGGCAGGATTCGAACCTGCGACCGATCGGTTAACAGCCGATAGCTCTACCACTGAGCTACTGTGGAAAATG